CTAGCAGGTGGTGATACTGAATTACCTCCAGCACCAAGCAGTGATTTAGACACTGATGAATTTGGTGCTACAGACGCTGCAGTAGGCGGCACAGAAGAACTTGGCCGCGAAAAGCGTTAATCGTGAGACTACGTGAATTTACACACGGCCCAACAAACACTCCAGAGTCTAACTTATTAACGGCTCTGGAGCTTATTCAACATCGTTACAAAGACAAAGATAAAGTTCCAAATATCAGCACACAAAGTCTAATTAATCTAGTACTAAACACAGATCGTACTTTTGATTATGACGCACTGGTTAATGCAGTAGAAACTAATCCAGCAGTAAAAAATCTAATTAAAAGTTTCAACAAAGACTATGTTGAACTTAATACTATCGACGGTGACGATTCTACAACCACTGTTACACCTGACGGTGAAGCTACAGATGCTTCTGTAGATACTGTATCAGATATGGCTACACGAGCCGCTAAAAAACGTGACGCTGATTTATTCTAGTATTAAATACTAGATGATTCGTTTATTTCCTGTAGTAGAATTTTACATTACCAACGTCTGCAATCTCAGTTGCCGCGGATGTAATCGCTTTAATAATTTAAATTTTAAAGGTCATCAGCGTTGGGCAGATCATGCAGATGCCTATGAAGCATGGGCTAAACGACTAGACCTACCACGTATTACTATTCTTGGTGGCGAACCAACACTTAATCCTGATTTAGAACTTTGGGCCATGAACTTGCGTAGACTATGGCCAGAAGCAGTTATTATGGTACAGAGCAATGGTACTTATCAACGAGAACTGCATTTTGATCTATGGTTTAAATATCGTGTGGGATTTGGACTAAGTTTGCATGATCCCAATACTGCTGAAGAAATCAAACGACATTGGTACAAAAACGGACAGCCAATGGCGGGATTTATAGAGGCATTTACATTTCATCAAAGTAGCGTAATAGAACAAAACGGCAAATATACTCTACACGCCAGCGACCCTAAACGAGCGTTTAATGCCTGTGATATGAAGCACGATCACACCATGTATCAAGGTCAACTATATAAATGTCCAGCTATGAGTAATTTACCAGATTTTGACAGTCAATTTGGATTAGAATTGAATGACAGGCAACGTGAATTATTGTACAGTTATAGTCCATTATCCGCAGACTGTACAGAAGACCAACTTCAAAACTTTGTTAAAACCAAAGATACTCCCATAGCACAATGTGAATTTTGCCCACAGGATTTAATTTGGCATACAGCATTAGGTGAACACCAAACAAACCTGGAAAAACCCAATTTTCCTCCTATAGTAACAGAACAAGAACTTAAATTTTACCGTTAGGCTTGACGTAACATTATAAATACTGTAGTATAATACTCAACTATTGGAGTTATGCTATGGCATATTCAGAACAAGTTTTAGATCACTACGAAAATCCTCGTAATGTAGGCAGTTTGGACAAGAATAGTCCAGACGTAGGTACTGGCATGGTTGGCGCACCTGCCTGCGGTGATGTAATGAAACTGCAAATAGAAGTACATGAAGGTATTATAACAGATGCAAAATTCAAAACCTATGGCTGTGGCAGTGCCATTGCATCGAGCAGTCTTGTCACAGAAATGCTCAAAGGTCGTACGCTTGAGCAGGCAGCAGAGATTAAGAATAGTGCGATTGCAGAAGAGCTTGCCCTGCCACCAGTTAAAATACATTGCTCGGTTTTGGCGGAAGATGCAATCAAATCTGCTATAGAAGACTATAAGAAAAAACATGAAACAGTCACACATTGAAAGTCCATGTATAGGTGTTTGTCAATTTCCTGGCGGAGTCTGCAAGGGCTGTGGCCGCACGCAAGAAGAAGCATTTGAATGGTATGACATGACTGATGAACAAAAGCAAAAGATCATTAACAGATTACAAAAAAAGAAAATAGGTAAGTTTAAATAATGGATATGATAACTCTAACAGCTAGTGCCGCAAAGAAGATGCAGGATGCATTATATAATCGCGGCCGTGGTATTGGCATGCGTATTGGTGTGCGCACCAGTGGTTGTAGTGGTTTTGCTTATCTATTGGAATTCGCTGATAAAACTTTTGAAGGTGATCTTGAAATAGAAGATCGCGGCGTTACTTTGGTAATCAATAAAAAAGATTTAGTTTATCTACGCGGCATGGAAATTGATTACCAAAAGAAAGGACTCAATGAAGGTTTTGAGTTTGTAAATCCCAACGAACGAGCACGTTGTGGTTGCGGAGAATCATTTACTGTTTGACCTTTTGTGATTAGTACTATATACTAGTACAATGCTTATACAAAAATACGACTATACCCCCATCAACCGTGAAACTGTAGAAGGTAAAAGGCTTTATACTTTACCAGATGGATCACGTGTTCCCAGTGTTACTACAATATTAGACAAAACTAAACCACAGGAAAAACGTGATGCCTTGGCTAATTGGCGTAAATCAGTAGGTGAAACCAAAGCACAGGAAATCACCAATGAAGCTGCTAGCCGCGGTACACGTATGCACAAATGGTTAGAAGACTATGTACGCAACAATCGTGAAATGGGCACACCTGGTACTAATCCTAATAGCCAACAAAGCCACAAAATGGCACAGCAGATCGTAGAACATGGGTTAAAACACGTAGATGAAATATGGGGCATTGAAGTACCTTTATATGTTCCAGGCTTATATGCAGGCACAACGGATGCTTGTGGCTTATATCAAGGCCAACCTTCAATTATTGACTACAAACAGACTAATAAACCTAAGAAAACCGAGTGGATTGAAGACTATTTCCTACAATTATGCGCCTATGCTGCCGCACATAATGAAGTTCATGGTACTGATATTCGTCAGGGTGTAATATTAATGTGTAGCCAAGATTATCAATTTCAAACATGGACATTAAGTGGAAATGAATGGACGATTTGGATGAATCGTTGGTTCGATAGAGTAGAGCAGTACTACAAATTAGTATAAATACTAGATAACGAATTAAGGTACTGACATGGCTGTAATACAAATTTCCAAAATACAAGTCCGTAGAGGCTTACAAGAAAATCTACCTCAACTAGGCAGTGGAGAAATGGGTTGGAGTATTGATGAACGTCGTTTATTCATCGGTAATGGTACACTTTCAGAAGGTGCACCAGAAATTGGTAATACAGAAATCCTTACTATCTATAGTCCAATTGGCGCGGCCTTGGCCAATATTGCTATCATTGAATCAAATATTGCTAATTTAACTTCTCGTGTTTCAGCATTAGAAGCTAATTCTGCTACAACCATTTATACTGTTACACTAGCAGATAATACAGCGACAGCAACTAATACCGCTGTAATTTTTGGTTCAACTTCAACTAATTTTGACTATACTATTTCTAGGGCCAACGCTTTTAGATCTGGGACAATCATATCTACACAGGTTAACGGTACAACAGTTTACCAAGATGACTATAGTGAAACAGCAGATACTGGTGTTACACTAAGTTTATTTGCTTATGGTAATGCCGCTGTGATTAGATACACTACAACCAGCACTGGGTTTACAGCTAATTTAACCTACTATCCACCTAGACAGTTTGCCTAAACATGTGGACGAATTTTTGGAATCTGCGGGTTAATGATAGACTAGCGCAGTGGAAGGACTTCCGCAGTGAGCTGGATCATTTGCCTAAAGATCAAGCAGTTCAAAAACTTAATGAAATGTGGAGCACAGCTCCATACGTAACCTATTATTTGGATCCTAGCGAACCAAATACTTGGCCAGACCCTTGGACATTATTGGCTGAGAATTATTACTGTAATGTTGCAAAAGCACTGGGAATAGTATATACTATATACTTCACCAGTCATAGAACCAGTGATATAGAACTGCGTGTTTACTACGATTACAAGGACAAAGAACGCTATACCGTAGTCTATATGGATCAAGGAAAATATATTCTTAATTACTGGCCGTATGAAATAGTAAATACAAAACAAATAGAAGAAAAGCAGTTGCAACTGTTGTATCAATATTCAACTACAGATTTGCATTTAGAAAAATACTAAAAAGAGGCATCAAGTGAGTACAATTCAAGTCAAAAAACGCAGCGGAGCCATCGTTCCGTTAGATTTAACCAAATGGCAAGCCCAAGTAGCCAAAGTATGTCAAAATGTAGCTGATGTCAGTCAGAGTATGATTGAAATCAAAGCACAGCCACACTTTTATGATGGTATCAGCACACGCGAAATTGATGAAATTACTCTACGTGCTATTGTTGACTTGATCGACGTAGAACATAATCCTGATGTTGGACATACTAACTATCAATATGTAGCAGGTAAGCAACGTTTAAGTATGTTACGTAAAGATATCTACGGTGACTATCAGGTTCCACATCTACTAGAAATTGTAAAAACTAATGTAGCTACAGGACTTTATACTGCTGACCTATTGACTTGGTATACGGAAGAAGAGTGGAACCGTATGAACGATATTATCGATCATACCAAGGACGAAGAATACAGTTATGCGGCTATCGAACAACTGATTGAAAAATATCTAGTACGCAATCGTGCTACTAAACAGATTTATGAAACACCGCAGGTACGTTATATGATAGCGGCAGCCACAGTGTTCCATAATGAACAACCTGGTCAAAGACTAAAATATATTCGAGATTACTACACCTGCGCCAGTGACGGATTGTTTACGCTCGCCACTCCAGTACTCGCTGGCTTGGGTACCCCTACAAAACAATTTAGTTCATGCGTACTGATCAAATCAGACGATGACCTAGACAGTATTTTTGCTAGCGGTGAAATGATGGCCAAATACGCAAGTAAACGTGCTGGTATTGGCTTAGAGATAGGTCGTTTGCGCCCATTAGGGAGTCCTATACGAGGCGGGGAAATCATGCACACAGGCATGATCCCCTTCCTTAAGAAATGGTTTGGTGATTTACGTTCATGTAGCCAAGGAGGCATTCGTAATGCTAGTGCTACAGTATTCTATCCTATTTGGCATCATCAGTTTGACGACTTAATTGTGCTTAAGAACAATCAAGGTACAGAAGAAACACGTGTACGTCATATGGACTATGGAGTTGTGCTATCAGCATTGTTCTGGCGCAGATTTAAAAATAAAGAAAACATTACATTCTTTGATCCTAACGAAGTACCTGACTTGTACGAAGCTTTCTACAAGGACATAAAATTGTTTGAAGAACTGTATGTCAAATATGAAAGCAAGAAAGGCCTGCGTAAGAAAGTCTTAAGCGCAGAAGAAGTATTTAAAGGTGGCATACTCAAGGAGAGAACTGATACTGGACGTATCTATCTTGTGTTTATCGACAATGTTATGAACCAAGGACCATTTGATCCAGAATACCACACAATCTATCAGTCAAATTTATGCTGTGAAATTTTACTACCTACCCGTCCTTTTAAGCGTCTTGACGACAGCAATGGCCGCATTGCTCTTTGCACTTTGGGATCAATCAATTGGGGTGCGTTCCGCAATCCAGAAGACATGCGCCGTGCTTGTCGTATACTTCAGCGTAGTCTATGTAATATCCTTGATTACCAAGATTTCTTAAGCATTCAAAGTAAATTAAGTAACGACGAAATCCAACCATTAGGCATTGGTATTACTAACTTAGCCTACTGGCACGCTAAACGCAATCTACGCTATGGCGAAAAGGACGCACTGCAAGAAGTTAAAACTTGGATGGAACATCAGGCATTCTACCTAACAGAAGCCACAGTTGAGTTGGCTAAAGAACGTGGTGCTTGTAAAGAAAGTTTGAACACACGCTATGGTCAAGGACATTTTCCATGGGAGCGTCGTGCTCGTGCAGTTAATACTCTAGCAGACTTTACACCAACACGTGAACTAGATTGGGAACAGTTACGTAGCGACATGAGATCATACGGTGTACGTAATGCTACCTTAATGGCAGTGGCACCTGTTGAAAGTTCAAGCGTGGTAATTAATTCAACTAACGGTATTGAAATGCCGATGAGTTTAATTTCAGTTAAAGAATCCAAAGCAGGTAGCTTTATCCAAGTAGTACCTGAATACAACAAGTTGAAAAATCGTTATCAACTGATGTGGGAACAGAAAGACTGTGATGGTTATTTGAAAACTGCGGCAGTGATTGCGGCCTATGTAGATCAAAGTATTAGTACAAATACATTCTACAATCCAGCACACTTCCCTGATCGTAAAGTTCCAACAACATTAATTGCTAAGAACTTGATGCAAGCACATAGTTGGGGTATTAAGACATTCTACTACAGTTTGATTAACAAAGCTGGCAGTAAACAACAGGACGAAGTTAAATCAGAAGTATTAGTAGAAGAAGTAAGTTCATTAGATGACGAAGATTGTGAGGCATGTAAACTATGAGTAAGGCACAGTATAATTTATCAACACGTACAGATTATCTTAATCGCAAGATGTTTCTTGACCCAGCTGGTCCAGTTACTATTCAACGATTTGAAGAAGTCAAATATAACAAACTGGCCAAGTTTGAACAAACAGCTCGTGGTTTCTTTTGGATTCCAGAAGAAGTTAGCCTAACTAAAGATGCTAACGATTTTAAAGAATCTAGCGAAACTGTACGTCATATTTTTACCAGCAATTTACTAAGACAAACTGCCTTGGACAGTTTACAAGGACGTGGGCCTGCACAGGTATTCACGCCGGTAGTAAGTATTCCAGAACTAGAAGCGTTGATGTATAATTGGAGTTTCTTTGAAACCAATATTCATTCACGTTCATACAGCCATATTATTCGCAATATCTATAATGTGCCAAAAGATGAATTTAATAAGATCCATGACACAGCGGAGATTATTAGTATGGCAAGTACCATTGGCAACTACTATGATGCTCTACACCAGATCAACTGTCAAGTAGAGCTAGGCAACAAAGTAGATGAACGAGAACATGTTAAAGCTATATGGTTAGCACTCAACGCCAGTTACGGTCTAGAAGCATTTCGCTTTATGGTCAGTTTTGCTACTAGTCTTGCAATGGTAGAAAACAAAATCTTTATTGGTAACGGCAACATTATATCATTGATCCTACAGGACGAAGTACTACACAAAGAGTGGACAGCTTGGCTAATCAATCAAGTAGTCAAAGAAGATCCACGCTTTGCGGCCGCTAAAGAAGAATGTGCTGAAGAAGTCTATCAAATGTACCTTGATGTTATCCGTGAAGAAAAAGACTGGGCAGACTATTTGTTTAAGATGGGTCCTGTGATTGGTCTTAACGCTAACATTCTTAAAGAGTTTGTAGACTATACAGCCGCAAGTGCATTAAAAGACATCGGTATCAAGTATCAGGAGCCGGCACCTAAAACTACTCCTATACCTTGGTTTAATAAACACACAGATACCAGTAAGAAACAAACAGCACTACAAGAAAACGAAAGTACTAACTATGTCATTGGGGTCATGGGTGACAGTGTTGAGTATGATGATTTACCAGATTTATAGGAAGTAAAAATGTTAAAAGTATATAGTAAAACAAATTGCCCATTCTGTGATAAGGCCAAACATTTATTAACAACTAAAGGTCACAACTATGAAGTTGTTAATATTGAACAAGATCCAGAAGCACGTGAATGGTTAATTGCTCAAGGCCACAGAGCAGTACCACAAATTTATCTTGGTGATGAATTATTTGTAGAAGGTGGCTATCAAGGTTTAGCACGATTATCAGATGAAGAAATCAATCAACGACTAGGAGAGTCAAATGTTAGTAACCAGTAAGTATGATAAAGACGATACCGTTACATTTAAGTTAACCAACGGTGATGAAATTGTAGCAAAGATTGTAGAAGACACAGATACAGCGTTTGTAGTAAGTAAACCCTGTACAGTCATGCCAAGCCAACAGGGCATTGGTTTGATTCAAAGCCTATTTACAAGTGAGTTAAATAAGAATATCAGTATCGATAAACGTCACGTTATGATGTCAGCACCTACACTTAAAGATGTAGAAGCGCATTATGTTAAAACTACAACGGGTATCGATGTGCCACCAAAAGGCAAAATTATAACATAGGGCAATAACAATGTCTGAACATGACATAAACCTAGTAACGGCCAAAGCAGGATCAGTAGTAGCTGAGAATCTCAAGCTGAGTCTAGCTACGGCCAGCGGCAGTTTAACTCCCAGCACTATTACTGCCATGGTAGGAATTAATCAAGGTTCAGCACTACAACTAGCACCTGATGTACAGAATGTTATTAGTTCAGTTAATACTAAAATTACTGCCTTAAGATCTACCGGTACAAACGATCCTCAGGTTGCATTTTCTGGAAATATCTCGGCCAATGTTGGCGACTATATGCAACAAATATTGTGGACTAATCAAATTATCTTCAGTGCTCCGGTAAAAGCCAACGTTGGTGAATATATAACACAAACAACTATTGCTAATAGAATTAATTTTAGTAATCTAATCATAGCTAATGCTGGTCAATATATTACACAAACATCATCAGGTGCTAATGCAGTAGTCATTGCTATGGAGCCAACTGGTAATAGCAATGTATTAATGATATCATATACTACTGCTAACACATTTACATTGACATCTGGAAATGTTAGTATTAACGGAATCGACGCTAATGCGTATCCAACAACTACATCAGCAAATATAATACAGTTTGCCAACGCCGCAGTACTAATAACTAGTGCTACTCCAACAACTACATTATTTGTGTCTTATCTTAATGCTAATGTCTATACATTATCAATGGGTAATATTTTTTCTAGACCGTGGACAGGAAATATTAATATTGGTGGAGTTGATGCTAATGTTTTCCCTATTATAACATCAGCTAATGTAACTTATGTTGCAAATGGATTTGTGTTGGGAAATCTAACTTCAGCAGATTCGGGTAATATTAGATATGTTACTCGACCAAATGTTTTTATATTAGGCATGGGTAATATAACTATAGTCAGTGGTAATGTATCTGCTTATTCAAATGTTAGTTATCCAGTGGCTCCATCATCGATTGTATATCCAGGGGATTCTGACTTTGCTAACCTAGCGCAAAGAGCTTTGGGAAACTTATCTTCATTACAAAGTAGTATTTTACCCAGTGGTAATCATGCGGCATTTGGCGCATTTTTAAATCAAACACAGGCACACATTGGTGATTCTATAGATTTACGTAACACCACTAACTTTATTGGTAATAGTAGTTTTAGTGACTTTGGATCAGGTATTAAAAATATGAGCAGTATGCTGGATCAAGGCCTTACGAGTAAGTTTGGCAGTCTATCTTCTGCCAGTGCTGCACTGTCATCAGGTGG